AGCGACCGTCGTCACGGCCGCGGCGTGGGTGTTCGACAAGTTTCACAAGTAGTCCCTCGGAGTTCCAATGGCCGCCGTTGATAAAAACCTGCGCGAACTCGCAACAGACAAGCAGTGGGAAGCCTACGTCGCCTACTGCGAAGAAGGATCCGGCGAGGCGGCCGCGCGCAAGCTCGGAATTGACCCCGGATCGCTGCGCAAGCGCGTCCGCGCGGTGCAAGAGAAGGGGTTGCGAGCCGGTCACGCGCCTGAAGGCTTCAAGGTCACGCGCGTCACGACGCAATACGACGCCGAGGGTGAGGCTAAAGGCTCCGCCGTCCAGGTCAAGGCCGCTGCGGACCCCGAGCGGGTCGTGCATCTGCCGGATCCCAAGAAAATCACCAAGACATCGACGCTTTACGCCGGCGACGGCAGCGTCACGCAACAGTGGGTGCTCGAAAAGCCCGAAGATGTGCAGCGCGAGGCGCTGTGGAAGGCGTTTGCCGACGGTTTGTCCGAGACCGTGTGCCGCGTGGAGCCACAGCAGGCGCCAAAGTTTCAGATGGATGAGTTTCTGACGCTCTACGCCGTCGGCGACCACCACATGGGCCAGTTGTCGTGGGCTTTGGAGACGGGCGGCGACAACTACGACCTGAAAATTTCCGAAAAACTGCTGTCTGACGCCACCAACTTCCTCGTTTCGTCCGCTCCGCCGAGCCGGCGCGCGCTCGTGATGTTTCTCGGCGACTTCACGCACACCGACGGCTATGCGCCGATGACGCCGCACGGCGGGCATCTGCTTGACGCCGACGTGCGGTTCCCGAAGATCGCCAAGGCTGCGGCGCGCGCCATGCGCAACAGCATCGACACGGCGCTCACCAAGCACGAGAACGTCGACGTCATCGTGACGGCCGGCAATCACGACCCGGTGTCGACGATTTGGCTGCGCATCGCGCTCGCCGCCGCCTACGAGCAGGAGCCGCGCGTCACCATCGATGGCTCGCCATCCAAATTTCACTACTACGAGTTCGGCCGCAATCTGCTCGGCGCGACGCACGGCGATCGCCTCAAGCTCGAGAACCTGCCGGCCATCATGGCCACCGACCAGCCCGAAGCGTGGGGTCGCTCGCTGTACCGCCTGTGGCTCACGGGCCACGTCCACCACGACAAGGTCAAGGATCTCGTCGGCGCCAGGGTCGAGAGCGTTCGCGTGCTCGCGCCAAACGACGCCTACGCGGCCAAGGGTGGCTATCGCACACCGCGCGACATGAAGGCCATCGTCCTGCACCGCGAGTTCGGCGAGACCGGGCGTCTGGTGGCGCCGGCGGCGATGTTCCGGGCTGCAGCATGAGCAAGAAGAAGTCCGAGCCCTTGAAGCTCGTCCTGGTGGAGTGGCTTGACGCCTACACGCAGGACTCCGGCTGGAAATCGAAAAAACTGCTGCTGAAGGCCGCGCCGGTGCTCGTCCGCACCGTCGGCTGGCTCGTCAACGATCAGCCCGAGTTCGTGACGGTGTCCGGTAGCCATGTCCCGGTCGACGACCACTTCGACGGCGACTGCACCATCCCGCGCGGAATGATCAAGACGCTGACGGAGTTGAAGCCATGACCGTCGACTTTCGCACCGCCCCGCTGATAGACGACCAGCGCTGGATTCGCTGGATGGACGCCGAAGTGTTCCCCGACGACAAGCCGGTGACGTTCGTTGGCAGTCACTGGTGGATCGGCTGGGTGGGCGATAAGCCCGTTTGCTACGCCGCCTGGCGTCCGCACTACCCGATGGAGACGGTTGCCGAACTGCATTGGACCGAACAGCAAGGCTTTCTCTATCGCGCTGGCGTCATGCCGGAAGCCCGCGGGCAGGGCCTGCAGCGCGACCTGATTACTCTGCGCGAGCAGAGCATGCGCGAGCACGGCATCAAAACAGCCGTTACCTACACCGACCCGACCAGCGCCGCCTCCATGCGGTCGCTGATGGCCGTTGGGTACAAGCCCTACAAATCGGACGCGAAGTCGAACCTGGCCGGCGTCGGCCGCGGCGGCTACTTCGTTCACTGGAGAAAAGACCTGTGAGCGTCATCGACAGAATCTTCGCGCACGCGCGCTCGACCAGCGCGGCCGGCCGCCAGGCCCTCGAAGGCGAGGAGGGCTGTCCTCTGCAAGCCTACCGGGATAGCGTCGGCGTGTGGACGATCGGCTTCGGTAACACCGGCCCGGACGTCAGGCCCGGCCTTGTGTGGACGCAGGCGCAGGCCGACGATGCCTTGACGAGGCGGCTGGCTAACGAGTTCGAGCCCGCAGTCAACACCTGTAAGGTCGCGCTCAATCAGGGCCAGTACGACGCTTGCGTGAGCCTCTGCTACAACATCGGTACGGGCGGCTTCCTGGGCAGCACGCTCCTGCGCAAGCTGAATGCTGGCGACTACGCCGGCGCCAGCGCGGAATTTCCGAAGTGGTGTATCCCGAGTGAACTGCTCGGCCGGCGTCTGCGTGAACGCGCCATGTTCGACGGCACGTCACTCGGCAAGCTCGACACTCCGACCGTCTCCACCGCCGACGTCCAGCGCAAGCTCGGCATCTTGGCGGACGGCGTCTATGGCCCGGACACGCGCGCCTCTGTGCGGATGTTCCAGAAGGCCAACAACCTGGTCGCTGATGGCATCGTCGGACCGAAAACGCTGGCGATGTTGGGGCTGTAGGTGCTCGCATTTTTCGCCGGCGTCGTGGTAGGGGCGCTCCTCGCGATCGCCGCCGTCATGGCGTTCATATTTTGGAAAGTGGTGCGGAGATGGGGCTGAGTTTGGGTGTTTGGGCCGCGATCACCGCGGCTATCGCCATCACGGTTGCCGGCGGCCTGTGGTTCGTCTTCCACAAGGGCGAGACGAGCGGCGCCGCCGCAGTAACCGTCAAAGTTCAACAGCGCACTATCGAAGTGCAAAGGAAAATCACCGATGCGGAAGCTGCTGGTCCTCGGACCCCTTCTGATGTTGTCCAGCGCCTGCTCGACGGCACCTTCTGACGTCGCCTGCCCGAGCCTGCCAGTCTATTCTCCGGAGCTGCAAAAGGAAGCGGCGGCCGAAGTGAAGGCCATGCCGGACGGCTCGGTGGTCGCCAACATCTTCATGCCGGATTACGGCCAGATGCGCGCCGGCACGCGCGCATGCATCAAGGCGCGCGGGGCAAAGTGACCGTCTGGCGCGTCCTAGGAGCCGCCATCTTCACAGGCGAGCGCAATTGGGCGTGGCGCAGGCGTGTGACGTTCGCCGGCTGCGCAATGGCGCTCGCCGGCGTAGCCAAAGCGACGTGGTTCGAGCCGGACAAGGCGTGGGCGGCGGTGCTGCTCGCGCAGTCGTGGGCGGCCTTCGGCGCCACACTGATAATCTACGTCGGCGCCGCGGGCTACGACGACCATCAGAAGCGTAAGTTGGGGTTTGATGACAAAACCGCCGGCTAAACGCTACAAGCAAGAGGACGTCGACAAGGCGAAAGCCGAGCACGCGCTGACCGGCAAGGAAGAGACCGTCCTTGCTCGGCGCCTCGCCGCGCTCAAGTCACAGACGAGCCTGCTGGCCTACACCAAGTACACGATGCCGGACCCGGAGGCGCCGAACGACGTCACCAAGTCGCTCTACGACGCCCAGCCGTTTCACGAAGCCGTCGCCGACGCGCTAGAGCGGGTCGAGAAGGGCGAAATACAGCAACTCATATTCTGCATGCCGCCGCGCCACGGTAAAACCGAGCTCGCCACGAAGCACATGGCGGCCTGGATGCACGGCAAGCACCCCGAGTGGGACGGCATCGTCGCGACCTACTCCGACGAGAAGGCGTGGGAGTTCGGCGGCGATACGCGCTCCATCCTGCAATCCGCCCAGCACAAGCAGGTGTTCCCTGACTACGCTTTGCGCCGCGGCAGCACGGCCAAGGACTTCATGCAGTCCCAACGTGGCGGCAAGCTGCTGTTCAAGGGTCGTGGCGGCGCGCTGACGGGCTCGGGCATGCACTTCGGGCTCGGTGACGACCTGTTCAAGGACGACAAGGAGGCGGCTTCGCAGGCCATCCGTGACCAGGCGTGGAATTGGTTCGTCAAGGTCTTCATGACGCGCCGTATGGGGCCAAAGCTGGTCATCCTGACGATGACGCGCTGGCACAGTGACGACATCATCGGCCGCCTGACCGACACCGAAAACGAGCACTATCGTGAGCTGGTGGCAAAGCGTTGGCGCATCATCCGCTTCCCAGCCATCGCCGAAGATGACGACGTGCTTGGCCGCAAGAAAGGCGAGGCGCTGTGGCCCGTCGACGGAAAAGGAGCGGTTAAATACGACCTAGAATTCCTCGAGGAGCAGCAGGCCATGGATCCGCTCGGGTTCGAGGCGCTGTATCAGCAAAACCCGACTGTGGCCGACGGCGTCACCTTCCGGCGCGAAAACATGCGCTACTACCGCACCGTTGGCGACCCTGGCGGCGGCGTCGTCTTGTTGCCGAAGGAGCTGCGCTTGTACGGCTGCAGTGATCACGCCGTTAAAACCAATCAACGCAACGATCCGTCGTGTTTGATCAAGGTCGGCGTCGATCAATTCGGCAACATTTACATTCTCGACGCGCTGTGGGGGAAGATTAAAACCGACGCCGCCGTCGAAGCGCTGATCGACATGGGCCAAGACGCCATTTTGTGGTGGGCCGGGCGAGACCACATAACGCAGTCGATCGGACCGTTCCTCTACAAACGCATGGAAGAGCGCAAGCAATGGATAAACATCCGCGAAGTGCCGGCGATCGGCGACAAGGAGCAGCGTGCGCAGCCGATGTCGGGTTTGGTTGCCCGACAGAAGCTATTTTTCCCCCGCGACGCTGGGTGGACAGAGAAGGCGATAAACGAGCTTTTGGCCTTCCCGAATGGCAACCACGACGATTTTGTCGATGCTTTGGCCTGCCTTGGGTTAGGATTGCGCAGCCAGATTAACGCAGCGCCGCCGCAGGCGACGAAAGAGGCTCCCAAGTTCGGCACGCTCGCCTGGGTGAAGTACGCGGACAAGTGGGATGATAGTGAACGCCGGCGCACGCTCGGCAGAGGTTTTTAGATGCCTGACGTGTATGACGAGTCGTCCAACAACGACGTGAGCGATGCGATGGACGTCGCGGGCGGCCAGGCTACGCCTGCGGCCGGCGCCGCGGAGCAGGACTCGCAGAAGCCCCCGCAAACAGACGCCGACAAAGCGCTCGTCACCAAGATCCAGAACGTCATCAAGGCCGACAAAAAGCACTTCAAGAAAGACTTCTTGCGCATGCGCAAGGATCAATTCATGGCGATGTGGGGTCGCGACCCCGATTGGCCGGAGAAGAACTACAAGGCGAACATCGTCGGCCGGCACATCGGCCAGAAGACCGCCACCCTCTACGCCAAGAACCCGCGTGTCGTAGCCAACCGCAAGGAAATGCTCGACTTCGCGGTGTGGGATGAGACGCCGCAGTCGCTGGTGACGGCGATGCAGGTCATGCAGGCCAATGCGCCGGCTATCCAGGCGCACGCCGCCGCGCTGGCGCAGTATCAGGCCGCAATGCAGGCCGTGCAGAGCATGCTGCCGAAGCCGCAAGTCGACCCGACAACCGGTCAACCGGTCGCCCCGCTCGGCGCGGGCGGCGCGCTGATGGCGCCGGGTATGCCGCAACCGCCTCCACCGCTGCCGCCCGATGTCATGAATGCCCAGGCGATCATTGCCGACGTCCAGCAAGGCATGCAGCGCCGCCAACTCGTCAAGAAGTTCGGCAAGACGCTCGAACTCGTCTACGCCGCCAGCATGCGCCAGCAGACTCCGCTTGATTTCAAGAGCGGACTCAAGGGCACCGTGCGCCGCGCCGCCACAAATTCCGTTGGCTACGTCGAAATGGGCTTTCAACGCGAGTACGGCGTGCCGCCCGGCGTCGAAAACGTGCTCGACGACTGCCGCACGCGCCTGGATCACCTTGCGAAGCTGCAGGAAGAGGCGGCCGAGGGTGAAATCGACGCGAACGACGCCGAGATGGCCGAACTAGAACACTCGATCGCCAACTTGGAAGCCGGGCCGCAGGCCTGCATTCGCAGCGGCCTCACTTTCAAGTGGGTGCAGGCCACCAAGGTCACCCCCGACAAGCATTGCACATGGCTCGGCGGCTTCCTCGGCGGAAAGCACATCACTGTCGAAGAGATCATGTCCAAAAAGGACGCTTCGGAGCAGTTCAAGCACGATTTCGGCCAGGAATACACGCCCTACAACATGAAGGGCGAGCGCGAAGGCGAGTTGCGCGGCGTCGACATGGGCGACCAGGAACTTGAGGGCGTTTTTGCCGTCGATCACGCCGAGCACGACATGGTGTGCATCTTTAAGCATTACGACAAGCGCTCGGGCTTGGTTTATTGGCTGTGCGAGGGCCATTCGCAGTTTCTGACGCCGCCGGCGGCGCCTGACGTGACCGTGCCGCGCTTTTGGCCGGTCTACGCCCTCACTTTCAACGCGACGGACAGCGAGACGCATCTTTTCGGGCCGTCCGACGTCGCACTGCTGCGCGACCAGCAGAATGAGCTCAACCGGTCGCGCCAGGGCAAGCGCGAGCACCGTCAGGCTGCCCGGCCGCGCTTTGTGGCGTCCAACGGCACGTTCGATCCCGACAAGGACCTGCCGGCGCTCGAAAGCGCCGCGCCTTTCGAGATCATCCTGCTCACCGGGGACCCGAACGTCGAGATTGCGAAGCGTCTCCAGCCGTTTCCGATGCCTGGGGTTGATCCGAATCTTTATGACACGAACGAAGTCATGCAAGACGGCGTCCTGACGGTCGGCGCCTCGGCGTCGCAGCTCGGCGGCACATCGAAGTCAACGGCCACCGAAGCGGCCATCGCCGACGGCTCCGTGTCGACCAGCGACAGCTCGTCGATCGACGACCTGGACTCTTTCTTGACGGCCATGTCGCGCGACGGCGCCATCATCCTCACCGACAACCTGACGAAGGAAGACGTCGTCAAGCAGGTCGGCGTCGGCGCCGTGTGGGTGGAAGACCTCGTCGAAAAACTCGGAGTCACGCCCGAGGACATCCACAACGAAATCTTCCTCGAGGTCGAAGCGGGCTCGTCGGGCAAGCCCAACCAGCCGATGGAAGTCCGCAACTTCAAGGAGCTTGCGCCGCTGCTCATGCAGATCCCCGGCATCAGCCCCGACAAGCTCGGCCGCGAGGCTATCCGCCGTCTCGACGACAAGCTCGACCTCAACGAGTGGATCATTCCGGGCCTGCCGGCGATGGTCGCGCAGAACCGCGCGCAGCCGATGCAGCCGGGCGACAACCCCGGCAACCAAGATCCCAACCAGCAGGGCGACAAGGGTGGCGACAAAGGTCCGCCACCCGCAGGTCCGGCCGGCACAGGCCCGGCGATGGGCGACAACCACGGGCCTTAGCACGCCCTTGGTGTAGGATTTGTCTTCCGACAACTTCTGACACGATGATACAGTCACCCCACAGGGAGTTTTCATGCCCGATTTGGACGCTAACGATGAGCTGTTGGACACGTCCGCCAACGGCGAACTGGACGAAGGCCTAGATATTCAGGGTGAAGGCACCCTCGACGATCAGGGCAATGGCGCGGAATCGTCCATCGCGCAAGACGTAACCGAAGGTGCCCGCAGCACGATCGATGTCGTTCGCGATGTCGTCGGAGAGCGCAAGCCGGCGGAGGGCTCGTCACCCGAAGGCCAGAAGGAAGGCGAAGTTGCTGACCCGAAGGCTGCCCAGGTTGCCAAGGAAAAGGACGACGAGAATTTCTCGGACGTTCCGTTCCACAAGCATCCGCGGTTTCAGGAACTGCTGAAGCGCGAGAAGACGAACCGCGAGGACGCGGGTCGTTATCGCAACGTCGAAGGCTTTCTTCGCCAGAACAACGTAACGGCGGAAGAGGCGTCGCAATCGCTGACGATTGCGGCGCTGCTCAAGACGGATCCGGTGAAGGCGTGGTCCACGCTCAAGCCAATCGTGCAGCAGCTACTGATCGATGCCGGCGAAGTTCTGCCGCCAGACCTGAGAGGCCGCGTAGAAAGCGGCGAACTCTCGGCCGAGGCGGCGGGTGAATTAGCCAAGGAGCGCGGTCTGCGCACCAGCGTCGAGCGGAAGCAGCAAGTCACCGAGTCCAAAGTCGAGGCGGACCGCCGTGAGGCGTTCGTCAACGGATTGCGGACCGAGGCGAATACCTGGGAAGCCGAACGGACGGCGAAAGACCCGAACTTCGCGGCCAAAAAGCCGCTGATCATGAAGGAACTCGCGTGGATCCACACCACCGAGGGTAAGGCCGATTCTCCGGCCAAGGTCCGTGAACAGCTCGAGCGCGCCTACAAGGCGGTCGGGACGGTTGCGGTACCCGCGCGGACGAAGTCTGCGACACCCACGGTTGGCCAAGCCACGCGCCCACGTCCTGCGGTCGGCGGCAGCGCGTCAACAACGACGCAGCGCGCCCAAGAGCCGGTCGGAGCCTTGAAATTCATCAAGCAAGCCGTCGCCGCGCGCGGAGCCGCTGCGTAATCCTTAAGGAATAGAGAAATGCCGTTTACGGCAGACGAAATCGCCAACATCAACAACAGCGCCCTCGAAGAGTTCGTCGAGAAGGGCACTGTTTTCAAGCAGAACATCCAGAACAAGCCTCTTCTGAAGGCCTTCGACGATGCGCGCGGCCAGTTTCCCGGTGGCAACCAGTACGTCTCTGTCGGTGTTGCATCCGGCCAGGGCGGCGGGTCGCTAGTCGGCTACAGCGGCGACGATCAGACCAGCTTCTACAACGCGACGCCGAACAAGCGCGCCAAGTACCAGTGGAAAGAGCATCACATCGGTACTGTGGTCACCCACTCTGAGCTCAAGATCGACGGCATCGACGTCACGGAGAATGGTTCGGGCACTTCGGCCATGGACGGCCG